AGAGGTGTTATGTCTTTGGCTGATGTGCAGGCCCATTATAATGCTGGTCTTGCTCTCTAAGGAAATTTAAAATGGCTACTAGTGGTACTTACGTATATAATATAACTGCTGAAGGAATCATCACAGAAGCTTTACGCCATTGTGGTGTTCTTGAAGAAGGAGGAACTGCTTCTGCTTCGCAGGTAACAGATTGTTTACCAACGCTAGAAGCTATGCTCAAGGCTTGGAGCAACCATGGTCTTGAGTTGTGGACCATAGAAAAAACAACTGTAACTTTGGTACAGGCGCAGATAACATATGATGTGTTTGCTGATAACAAAGCATTAAAAATAACAGATATGTTTTACAGGGATGCTGATAATAATGATACTACTTTGTTCGCGCTTACTAGGCAAGAGTATAATGAACTGTCGGATAAAGATGAACAGAATAGTTTACCAACTCAGTATTATTTTGATCCGCGTAGAGATGCTTCTACGCTATACATCTGGCCTACTGCTGATGCTAATATTACTGGGAATAACTTGCATATTACCTATCAACAGAGGATAGAAGATGTTGGGGTTTCTACAAACAATTTAGATGTTCCCGCAGAATGGTTAGAAGCTGTTAACTACAACTTAGCTACTAGGCGTATGCACGCATATGGGGTTCCTAGGGATAAGCGAGTTGAGTTAATGAATATGGCTAAGGATGCTCTTGGTCTAGCTTTAGCATTTGATACAGAACAAGAATCTATATATTTTCAACCAGCACAAAATAAGGGACAAAGGTAATGGGGAGTCCTATTCGTCTACCTGTTATAACTTCTGAAAACATACTACAGTTTTCTGGTGGTATTACTTCTCTTTCTAGTGATTTCATTCAGAATGGAGTTATCCTCCCGTACTCGAATAATAAGTATTACGTAACCCAGCGTCCTTCCTTTGAAACATTTAATCAAACTGCAGCCCCTGATTCCATGGGACGTGGAGTATTTTTCTGGGCTGCTGATTCAACCCTGTATATAGTCAATGATACTAAAGTATATCTAAATGACTATTCTTCAGAGTTGACCCCTGATGTTACCTACGGCACTGCTCTCACCACTGGGTCAGAACGAGTTTATTTTGCTGAACTAAATGGTGTGTTGTTTATAATAGATCCGCAGGGGAACGAAGGCAAATATGTGCCCTCTACTGCTTCTACTACTTTCTTTGATATGGCAGTTAATCCGGACTCTCCATGGTCCGGTACTGATATTTCTTTTACTGCTCCGTCTACGATAGCATCTGCTGCCGTAGAGGATTTCTCTAACCTCCAGGCTGGAGATAGAATTACTGTTGCTACTACTTCTGGGCTGAATGATGGAACTTATACTGTTGCTTCTTCTACTACCTTAACTATTACTATTGTAGAAGACACTCTAACAACTGAAACTGCTATAGCTGCCGGTACTGTAACTATTACAGATATTACGTTCTCTGCATTCCCTCCCAATAATGGACTAACGCTGGCGCATGGTGTTGCAGTTCTTGATAAGACTATGTATGTGTTGGCTACCAATGGGCAAATTTGGGGAAGTGAGTTGAATGATGGAACGGACTGGTCAGATGGTCTGAATTTTATCACAGCGGAGAAAGAAGAAGATACTAAGAATTATATAGATATTCACCACGATCATATTGTTGTGTTCGGGGAGAGGACTATAGAATTCTTCTATGATGCAGGCAACGAGGTTGGAAGTCCATTGTCTGCCCGTAATGATATCTCCTTTAATATTGGTTGCGCCGATCCTAGCTCTGTATGGAGGAATGGGGATGAAATCTACTTTCTTGGTATTGACACCAATGGGGAAGTGGCAGCGTACTTATTAAAGAACTTCTCTATTTCAAAAGTATCTTCAACAACTATTACTTCGTTTGTTACTACTTCCAGAGCAAGTGGTGGATTTGGTACAGCAGGTTCTGGTGTAAGTGCTGGTAATGTCAACTATTATGTGCTGACCACATACCATTTAGTCAGCGGGATTATAGTACCAGATCAAACAATTGTATATAATTCATTAACATCAACGTGGACTAGATGGATACACAGTGATCCAACTATAGATCAATTCCCGTTAATTGCCTGGGCAGTAACTGATACTTCTCGTATAGGTCAAGGGATCTTATCCTCTGGAGAGATTATTAGCTTATTCGATAACTTTGTGCCACAGGACGGAGAAGCTGGAGCTAGGTATATAACTACTGGATATGTTTCAGCAGGATACTACCTTGGTGCTGCAGCTACTGTAGAGCCTATTGCTCTGAAGATCAGGATTAATGGCTGGGACGGAGATACCAGAAACTGGAAGTTCTGTTCTGAAATGAGGTACATAGGGGATACTACCTCTAACGCCCAAGATCTGACTGTACGCTGGTCAGATGGTAGTGAGCGGGACTTCAACGCTGGACGAGTATTGGATATATCAGATAACAAAAATAAGCTTACTGCCCTAGGTCGTTTTAAATCACGAAGTTGGGAACTAGCTTATCAAGGTGATGAGCAGATACGAATTGAAGGTATAGAACTTGTTGTTGATGTAGGATCTCATTAATGCCTATTAACATAAAGCTAGATCCACCACCCACACGTCGTCCCCTACAAGAGGGGGATCTAGTTGACTTTGTATGGGCTAAATGGTTTCAGAGTTTGACAGATATTGTCGTTGGTGCTTCTGGTACTTTCTTCAATTATGTGTTACTCCCAGATGGTTCACCAGATTATGATGTGCAGGCTAAAGATACTCTTATTTTTGCGCAACCTGACTCTGCTGATATAAATATTAACTTAACTCCTGGGGTTGATGGTAAAGTGTATAGGATTAAAAACTTAGCAGCAACAGGGGCTAATTCTGTTAACGTATTTCCTTTTGGTTCTGAGGAAATAGAGCGAACCACTAGTCTTGTGTTAGCTAAGGGTGATGCTGCTACGATTATGTTTGTTGCTCCTGCTAATGGGTGGTTCATCATATGACATATTATCTTCAAAGAAATTGGCTTATTGATGTTCAGCAAGGAAAAATTCAGGGCCATTCGTTAGTACATAAATTTGGCCGCAATCCTGCTGTTGCTTCTGGTACGGAGGAAGGTGTTCTACAAATTTCAGGTGGGCAGTTTATTTTTCGTACATCTGCAACTACATTCAGGATAGCTGCCGGGGGTGATGTTGCTGACACAGCGGCTGGTGCTGGCGCTAGGGAAATAACTATTCAGGGGATTGATTCTAATCTTAATGAGGTAACCGAAACAATCGCTACTGCTGGAGCTTCTGCTTCTTCCGCTACAACTGCTAGTTTTTGGCGTGTTCATCGAGCTTGGGTTAGTGACTGTGGAACTTACACGGGCAATAACGTTGCTGATATTGTAGTAGAAGATTCTGGTGGTGCTGCTAGCCATATAATGATTGCTGCGGGAGAGGGGCAAAGTCAGTATGCAGGGTATACTATACCATCTGGCAAAACTGGTTACTTGTTATCTCTTCATGGATCTGTAGGGGCCAACAAGGATGATGCAGAGGTTAAAGTATATACTAGAGATAACTTTAACGATGTTACAGCAGGATACCAAGCTAAAAGATTAAGATTAAACTACGATGGTGCAACTGGGTTTCTACCCTATACTCCTATTTCTCCTGAGCTAGCCCTATCTCCATTAACAGATATATGGGTGACTGCTGTAGGGGCGGGTGCTGGGGGTAGCACAGTATCTATAGACTTTGAAATTTTATTGGTGGACGACTAAAATGACTGAAATAATTACCAGAAATACTAAGAGTGCTGAGCTGACCTATCAGGAAGGTGATAATCAGATTGCTGCTCCTGCTAGGACCTCGGCAGTTAACTTAACTCTTGATGAGACCAACAATCGAGAAACTGTTGTATTTAATGGAGCCTCTCTAGTAGCTACTCTTACAGCAGCAGGCGTGCTTGAGCCGTTGCTCAATGTAACTGGTGGTGGTGATATTGTTGGGTACGTAGTAACTATAGTAAATATAAACTCTTCAACTCTAAGGATTACTTCTGCTACCAATATTGATGGCAGCGCTAATGATATTTATCTGCCACAATACGCTAGTATTACTATTGTTTATGATCCCACAACTAATGCTTATCTGACTTACGCTAAGCCCAATGGTGTGTTCACATCTAATTCTAATGGTAATCCAAACATAAGTGACACATCATTTCTCATAGCCGCAACCATTACGACTGATACTTGGGAGTCAGTTGGGCCAACTGGTAGCTCTGCTACTAACATTTATACTGGGCTCGATAGTGTACCTCTATCGGTAGATTGGGTAGAAGTTAGAATTAGCTTAAGTGTTGTTGCCGCAGCGGCTAGTATCGCTACTAAAATATTTGGAAGAGCAACCGGTGGAGCACAGGCAGTAGGTGCAGATAATACCATAGCTGGGTTTTTTATGGGGGCTACCGGTCCCACGGGACTGCAGTTAGATATTACTCAAAGTGGAATTAAATTACCTGTTGATTCGGCTAATAGATTTGATTTACAGTATACAGACCAATCAACTGCTCCTCTAAGCTCACAAACTTTACAGCTATTTGTAACTGGATATGGGTGGAATAGATAATGGCCGTTACAGACTTTTTAAAGAATCTTACTAGTCCAGGTGTTGTTTCTGGGGGACTGGAGGTATATGATTACCTCAAGACACAGGACACCGCGAGAGAGGGAGCTAAGGAAGCTAAACAAGCTGCCCAGCAAGGGATAGCCACAACAAAAGAATATCTAGATCCTTATGCGAAAGCAGGGGCAACTGCCACTGGGGACTATTTGAAACTTCTACAAGATCCTTCTTCTATTAGGAGAGATCCTGGCTACGCATTTCAGCAGGAAGAACAGAGCAAAGCAATTCAACGCAGCGCTGCCGCTGGCGGACAAGGAGTTATGTCTGGAGCTACCCTAGCTACCCTACAGCAACGTGGGGGAGATCTAGCTTCCCAAAGTTACGACCAAGCCCTTAATCGTAGGCTAGCCCTTATAGGGCCAGGACAGCAGGCTGGTGCTGCTGCATCTTCTACTATTGCTGAATTGCAAGGGCAAATAGGACAGTCAGCTATTGATCGAGAAACCCTACAGATGCTTAATCGAGGGCAGACAATCTCCGGCATTACCGGCATGATGGAAGCTATGAGACAGCCCAACGCTGCTGGGCAACCTTCTGGAGGAGGTGGCGGAGGCGGAGATGGAGGCATCTTCGATACTATTAAAGGAGCCGTAGGAGGCGGTGGTGGTGGTGGTGATGGTGACGGGGGAGGTGTTCCTATTATTGGAGACTGGTCACTAAGCGACATACCTGACGCAATCTCTAGCGGAGCTCATGAGGTTGGTGACTTCTTTGAGTGGATGAAAGATCCTAATACTTCTGTATTTGATCCTTCTACTTGGGAGCTTCCTTCTTTTGAGGGGATAGCAGATTATACGGTAAACGACTTCTTTGGTGATCTGGGTTTTCTGTAGGCTCCCCCGAAGGCGTGGAGGGAGTCATTGAAGCAGGCGCGGCTAACGCTGAGACAATTCAAGCAGCACTTGAGAAGCTTGGGTTTGAAGGAGCTCCAACAGAAATAGCTGGAAAAGTTGCTGAAGCATACGAAGCCACTGAGAAATATGGAGGTGCTTTCTGGGATGCCGCGGGTGGAGACTTTACCACAGTAACAGACATGGGCATGAACATGGGTGCTATGTTTGCTATTAACCAAACCTTTGGTAAAGCATTCCAAAATACTGCACAAGAAAATCTTGGATACCAAATTGGGGCTTATGGTGGTATGGCAGTAGCAGGCCCCTTTGGTGCTATAGCTGGTGGTATGATGGGAGCTATAGTTGGTATCAGTGTTGGTAAGATTCTTGGGCTAGACACAAAGCCAGATTATGATTTCGTTACTCGCGCAGGTGATGGAGGATTTGAAGGAGGAAAGTACATAACTACACCCTTTGGTAACTTTGGATTCAATGCAGGTAGTACACGTGACCTGTCTATGACCAAACAAGGAAGCCAGATGTTAGATGTGTATGCTAAAGCTCTTATACCAATGGATGTGGCAATGGCTAGTGTTATGACTAAGGAAGAGGTTGGAGAAATTAAAGGATATATAAGCGATAGTGTTACTGAGAATTCCCATACTTATACACATGATAATCTACTTAAAACGTTCACTAAACAGCGGCTGGAAGCCATTAATGCTACTATGAGCGATCAGCGTAAAATAGATACTGGTTTTGGTGAAATGATTAATGAATGGAATACTAGTCTAGCAGGTGGTTATGATGCTGAGACTTATTCAAGTGATCCAAATTATGCTCCCATGAAAGCTTTATTTAGCAAGAGTGGACAAGTATCTAGAGTTTCTTACAATAATGATGTTGGAGTTACCTATGGTGCTGAGGAAGGAGATTATATAATAAGAGATTCAAAGCCCAATCAGTGGGGTGGTGGAGAAACTCAAACAACTTATAATCTTAGCCAAGCTATACGAGATGGGGAGTTTAGTTCATTTGAGCAGGAAGCTATGGAGAGAGCTCTTTCTAAACATTCTCAATATTCTGAAGATACAAGCCTCATGGCAACTCGCTACAAAACTTCTCTAAGTGGTTACTTAAACCAAGCAATGGCTGAAAACATAAGCAAAGATCAACAATACGCTATATAGGACACACTGATGGCAGATTTACAAACAATGATTAAGGCACGGGCGAGTACTCCTTCTCCTCTGCAAGAACTACGTAGAATTCGTAGGGAAAACTTGTCAGATGAGATTGCTATGACAGGTGCCCGCGTTAATAATGAATTAAAAAGACTACAGGTAGAGCAACTGCAATCTGCAAGTGCAGCTAATAGAGAAGTTGGTAAAGCTGTATCTTCTGCCTTTCAAGGAAGGGGAGGTGCCCCTGGACAAGGGACGCCAGAGCAATCAGTACAAGCAGCACAGAATATCAAGAACAGGTTAGCTGAGAATCCCCAGATGATTGAGGATCTTAGGACTACTAGGGATAAATTGTATTCTCTAGGTAATGACACTGCTTTTGATAAGGCTGGTAAGCTGGACAAGATTATAGGGGAATGGGAACAGCGTAACTTCTTTGGTAGAAAAGCTGCTGAAGATGAGAGGAAAGCTGCCAAGACTTCTGATCTTGAAGCTGCTCGTGCATGGTATGCTACTCCTGAAGTTGATAAGGAAGCTAGATTTGCTGAGTTTAAACAAGTTCATGGTATTACTGGTGTTGCTAATCCAGGTGATATGGATGTATGGGCTAGGGATCTTAAGGCGGCGGCTGAGGATACTGATCTCACTACCGCTGGTGGACCACTGAAGCCTGCTACAGCTAATGCTCTGTTAACTCGTGCTGAGAAGATTAAGAAGAACTTTGATGCTGAAGTTGCTAGATATTATCCTGAGATTAGTAAAGATAATAAAGGTAATCTACTTGTAGATTCTAGCTATGATGAAGTACGTAGAGCATATGCTAAAGAGATAGATACTGCTGCCCAGTCCCAGAAACAATTTGATCCCACAACGTTGTTTGCTAAGGTTATTAGTGAGCATCGTTTGGTCAAGAAGCCCCGCACCGGTTGGGGCGACGGTCTAGATGATATGGATCGAGATGTATTTGTACCCATCCCTTGGATGGATATGGCTCGTCAGCAGAATGGTAAGTTAACCGAAGGACAAATTGCTGTCCTATACTCTATGGCACTAAACGATAAACTAAAGAATCAAGGAAAGACTTCCACTAAAACATGGAATCTCTTTGTTAAACATGGGCTAGCTAACTAATGCCAAATTCACTATTACTTGATAATATTGGAATTGATTACTCTGAGGAAGTTGATACTCCTAGGGAAGGTGGTATGCTGCAAGCTATGGGGCTTGACTCCTCAACCGCGTTAGCAGGCTCCCCTGCACAGCCACAGAGTGAGGCTGCTTCTTTGTTTCAACAGGCAATGGGAGTATCACAAGAAACCTCTAAAGGGTTCTTTGAGCGTAATGATATCCTTCCCACTCTTTCTGACGCTATGAAGACTTCTATTAATATCCTGAAGTCTGGTGGTCCGTATACCAAAGAAGTACAGATCAATGATCCTGTTAGGAAAGATCGTCTTAAGGGCTGGTATGATGAGGGAGTGAATATAACTCCCTACGAGCATATGTCGTATATGCGCACTGGTATTATGCCTAAAGAAGTATTGGAAAATATTACTGCTGAGAGAGAACAAACAGAAGCTTATATTGAATCCAAAGGTGGGCATCTACGTGTGATCTCTGATGCTATATCTGAGAATCCTTCTGAGATGGCTCTGGAGATGGGTAAGTATATTATATCCAATCCCCAGTATCTAATGCTTCCTATGGCTTATGCAGCTACTGCAGCCAGGGTTGCTGTCTCTACGGGTAAGACTGCGGCCAGGACAGCCGGTGTTGCCGCCGAAGTAGGAGTTGGTGCTGGTATTGCTGCTGGTGGTGCTGCATTAACCACCCGACAGCAAGAAGGAATTGTAGATCCTCAAGAAGTAAAGAATGCTGCTATGGTTGGCGGCGGAGCTGGTTTCCTCCTAGGCACTGGACAGGCTATCCTGCGCCCCTTAAAAGGTGCTGGTGATCTAGTACAGAATAAGACTGGTATTATATCTGAGGATGTTCAAGCCCAGATCATACGCTACTCCCAGAAGCATAAGGTATCTATGCAAGTAGCTACTGCTAAAGTTGTAGAGAATTATAATCTTGATCCATATCCTATAGTTGCTGAGCTTAATAAGGTAGCTGGCGACCTGGAGAAAACTCTAGTGCCAGAAGGCCCCTTTGTTGGGCCTAAGACTAAGCGACAGATAATGCAGGAAAAGGTTTCTAAAAAAGCTGAAGCAGAAATGGCTGGGAGAGACCCCACCGCTTCATTTGTAGAAAATCGTTCTGTTGTTGACGTTCCACCTGAACCTCCTCGTATTAAGACTGGAGATGTGGCTGGAGATATGTTTACTTCTGCAGCCTACCCTCCGAACAAGGGAGCTGTAACTGAGCCAATTATGTCTATGGCTGAATTTGCTGATTCTCCTATGGGGAGATCAAGTTCTGGAGCTAGGTTGGCTCCCGCCACACTACGCGAAGCATACGAAGATTTCCATAAAACTATGATTGATGCTCAAGTAGACGGCAAGCAAATGAAAACCTTACAGGAACTTGCTGACGAGATGGCTGAGAATTCTCCGAAGATGAAAACCTTCTTTGGAACGCAAGCTCGTAAGCTCGATAAGGATATTAAAGATCTTCCGCCTGCTGCAAAGAAAGCTCGCAAAGATCAGCAAGGGGAAGTTGATCCTCGTCTAGCAGCTACTGTTGGTATTGCTGGAGCTGCCGCTCTTATTGGCTATTCTAAGGAGCATGATCTTGAAACAGCGGTAAGCTATGCTCTGGCTGCAGGGGGTGGTATCTTTGCCATACGAGTATTACGTGGGTGGCTTAAAGGACGTAACCAAGTACTCGACCACATAACTTCTCCTCCTAAGAAGCAGCTAAGTCTTGATAAGCTGTACAATAAATGGCAGGGGGAGGGTGCTATGCGCGAGCGTAGGATTCTCAATCTCAGGAATTCATTATATGATATTAGTGGTGGTAGATTCGGGGGCAAAGCCCTCCGAGAAGAAATAACTACTGCTCTAGAATCAGGGAACATCAGCAAGCTTTCTCCTGAAGGGCAGGAAATTGCCAAGGTCGTCAGGGAAGAGTTTGACAAGATTGGTAAAGAGATTGTTAAGAAAGGATTGATCGAAGAATCAGAACTCTTAGAGAACTATGTTGCCCACCTGTGGCAGCATCCTACCAAGAGTGTTACTGAACTGATTGATGATATGTTTGGGGACCAACCTCGCGGGCTGGCTACCAAAAGTATGCATGAAAAGAAAAGGGTTATTCCTACGTATGCTATTGGTGAAGAAGCAGGGCTTCAGCCACGCACTAAAGATATAGCTGATATTCTAGCTGTGTATCAAAAGTCTGTAGATCAGGCCCAGCGTAATACTGAGTTATTCCATTCTTTAAAATATATGAAAGATCCACTTACCGGCAAGCCCCTGGTTGTGAAGGGGGTTGAGAATGCTCCTAAAACATACAGGCAGGTAAACCATCCTCGGTTTGCTGGACATGCTGTGCATCCTGATCTAGCTCCAGCAGTGAAGAGTATTTTTAATGTTGCTGAATTCTCTGCTCCCATCAGGGGAGTGCAGGCCCTTAACTTCTTCCTGAAAAGGATGGCGGTTAGTCTGTCTGCGTTCCACGCCCTGGCACTTATGAAGTCTGCCCTTATGGCTGGTGGGCTGGAGAAAGCAGTAGCTCATCCAGTAAATTCCACAAAGAATTTAATCAATACATTTAGAGGTAAATCTCCTCATCTTGAAGCCTTACGCAAAGGAGAGCTTGGAGATGAGATTGATGTTGCATTAAAGAATGGATTAGTCCTCAATACTGTAGATGATGTTGGTTCAGATACTTTCTATGGATCACTTGATGATATTCGTGGAGTTCTAGACACTACTACTGAGGCCCTTGGTCCTGTACTTGGTGCGCCTACCGCGGTAGGTGGTAAAGCAGTTGGCGCCCTTAAGGCATCCAACTTGTGGGTTGATGGTATGATGTGGGATCGTATCTATACAGGGTTTAAGATTTCTACCTATCTGGATAAGATGCAGAAACTTTCCTCACGCTATGCTGGCAAAGTTAGTAAGGATCAGTTAGCTAAATTAGCTGCTGAATTTACTAATGATGCTTATGGTGGGCTAAACTGGCTGCGCTTAGCTGAGAATGTGACTAATAGATATGGCAGGCAACTGGCATACAATTTGGTAAGTAAGTCTGGTAGGGCTAGTATGCAGATGGTAGGCTTTGCTCCTGACTGGACGACTGCCAACGTTCGAGTATTCTATAAAGCTTTTGCTAACAAGAGTGGTATGCAACGTAAACTATATCAAAGTTATCAATTACGTGGGATGTTAATGTTCCTGGTTATGGGCAACATCCTTAATAATCAATTATCTGGTCATAACATCTGGGAGAACCAAGACCCATCTACTATTGAGTTTGGAGATGGTACTCGTATGGTATTATCCAAACAGTTCATGGAACCCTACAAATGGCTGACTAAGCCAGAGCAAGAAGCTCTTAATAAGACTTCTACTTTACTTAGTACTGGTCTGCAGGTTATGACTGGTAAGAAATGGCTAACTGGTCCAGGTCAGTACTCTCCTCCAATAGAAAGTAACCTTACTCATATTCTGAGCAAGGCTGCTCCTATCTGGGCACAGCAGGGAATGGCCCAAGGATCTCTGGCTGCTGGTGCTAAGAGTTTAGCTGGCTTCCCAACTTATGGTGCTCCACAGGGCAGTGCTGGTGTACCTACAACTGCGCCGACTAGTCCGTATGGTGGAGGTGGTAACAAAGAAACAGTTATAGCCCCCAGCGGGGGAGGTGGTGGCGGTGTCTTCAGTGGGATGGCTAAGACAGCTAGTGGTATCCTTGACGCAGCTACTAATGTGCCCTCTCCAAAGCGCCAACCTCTGCTACAGGATGCAGCTCCTATGCCTGAGGATCTTAGGAAAGGGCTACGGGATGCTCCAAGGGGTATTGCCAATAACAATCCTCTTAATATAGAGCAAGGAGCTAACTGGCAAGGACTGTCCAAAGATCAGAGTGGAGATCCTAGATTCGCCCAGTTTATTGATCCCAAACAAGGTATACGTGCTGCTGTTAAAATTATGAAGAAGTACAAGCAGCGTGGAGTTAATACATTAACTGGTATTATAAGTACATGGGCACCTGCTAACGAGAATAATACTAAAGCATATATTGATACCGTATCAAAGCTATCTGGTATATCTCCCCATTCTGTAATTGATTTAACTGATGAAACTACAATGGTAAAGCTAATCAAAGGAATGATTGCGGTAGAGAACGGACACAAGTATGGCGATTACTATGACGATCAAACTATCATAGAGGGTATAAAATTAGCCAAATGAGTAAATTTATATTTCCTATACTATGGAAACTCATCCATAGCAAGTATGCAACAGTGCAAAAGCTACAAGAATACAAGGACGTACATTCACAAGAGCATAAGGAAATACGGCAGCTTATTGTAGACAATCATGATGAAATTAAAGATCTTTTTATTAAGCATCTTAGTTCTAGGTAGCATCTACGGGTGTTCCCTAGGGGGTGGACATGAGTATAATACCATTAGAAGTACTGACAATGGGATCGAGCGCGGTTCTGGGTGGACTCTTAAAGGCGATAGACAGAAGGGCGGAGAGGGATTTACGTCTGGTAGAAGCACTAAACAAGGATACGAGGGAAAGAATAATACAGGACTTGCCTCAATCAGTGCAGTGGACAAGGAGGGCAATGGCACTAATCATAGTATTGAGTGTGATGGTTCTCCCGAAAATTGCAGCGATGATGGGATTCGAAGTGAACTATGGTACAGCGGGGGAGCAATCCTTGTTATGGGGCTTGTTTGGCGCCTCTCACAAGGTAACATGGTACGTCGCAGGAGGAGTCCCAATAACTCCAATGGACACTCATAGTCTCGCTGCTGTAGTGGGTTTGTATTTTGGTGGGAGAAGGTAATGTGTGGATGGCAATGGTATACTGTATACGCTGATACATACTGGTATTGGAGTTGTTTCGTATGACCACCACTACCTATAGTATATGTACTGATAATCTTCAATTGATTGCTCTTAGCCCTATAGATACATTTATATTTATGTTGGATGGTATCCAACAGGTAGTTATCTTTAAATACGTATGGTGTTGCTTTGTTTAACTTATTCCATAAAATCTTTGGTCCGTATATTAATCTATTCGTAGAGCCTCTCAAGAAACTGTTACCTTATCCGATATGGTTTTATAGGACCGACAACAAGGAAGGATTTCTGGCATGGAGGGAGAGACCTTTAGGGTATTGGGTAGGGCATGTAGTTGCCTATGCTGTCCTAGTCTCCCCGCTTCTTCTACTACTATGAAGCCTAAGGACATGAAAGACTTAGTTGCTATCCAGTGGGTAGATATAACTGAGTACTCTGGATGGTCCGAGAACGAAGAACACCCCACACCTTTCTGGTCAGTGGGGTTTCTTCATTTTGAGGATGATGATTGGATTGTGCTTACCGATACACAACCAAAGGGCAATGCCTGTCACTACCCTAGAGGTTGTATAAAGAAGATGGTTAAGCTAACCACCTCAAAACTTAAATAATATCGCACCCACCTGCGGTACACGCTAACTCCTGAGTTGAGGTAGTATTATCCTCTGACTCATACGTATCAAAGTCTTCCCAGATAATCTCTGGAAAATCCTTAACTAACTCATTATACTCTTCTTCTGTAATCTCCTGGTAAGGAGCCTGCTTGTATATATGGTCAGTATGAGGAAGGAAACTAATCCCAGAGCAGATATCAAAATTCCTGTATACCCAAGCACCTACCTCCAACCATTCATGCTCCCTAACGTACACAGTAATAGAAGGCTTATGCTCACACCAGTACGTTGCATATATTTTCCATAGCTCCAGTTGTTCAATAGCCCCCATCCCATCCCTAAAGATACTCCCTTCTGGAGCTTTCACGGGGAATGAGAATATCGCAGTACTCCCTTCCTTCCCTATAGCATCCTCCACTGGTACTCCACAGTCCTTTAAGAACTCGTAAAGAGGGTCCTTCTTATCTGTACGTACTGTCCGTATATATGTTCTGGAATACCTAGGATGGATGCCACTTGAAGAATCAACCAATTGACTGACAGTACCACTAGGCTTAACACAAGTAATAGCGCTTGAAGGATTGATACCAAGCCTTTCAGCCCATTCTTTATTCGTTTCAATTGCCACCTCCTTTAGTTCTTCTAAAATTTCAGGCAATCCTTTCCAACCTTCTCCTAACATACATCCCTGCCCACTTAATACTTCGTGATCCATTATCCCTGTGAGGGATACTCCAAGGAGGGCTTCCTCTTCAGTATTCTTCTTCCATTTACTACTTAGATATCTAAACCCCGTAAGACTAGATTGGAGAGTTCCAAGTATCGTTGCAAGCCTAACTTTTTCCTTAAGACCATCCAAGGTATCTTCAGGTCGTACGACAACTTCCGTAAGGTTACAAAATTGTTTTGAGCGAAGGATGATTTCTGAGCAAGGATTTGTTCCAAAATCGTGATCTGGATCTCTACGTCCGTTTCGCTCCGCAACTCGTCTAGAAGCTTCTCTATTGAAGATTCCCCTTTCTCCTGACTTTGACTCATATAAGCTTATCCATTCTTTTAAGAAAATTCCAATGTCTGGGCACTCAGTATAGCACACGCTATTATTTGCCAAAGCACGTTGAGGGTTATCAGTCCACCAAGCACCAGATTTAGCGGATCGGAGCCGCTCATCAGTAAGGTTGCTAAGACTAATAAGGGCACTACGCCGCACCCCACCAACAACCACAATATCAGCAATTTTACAAACAAGATCATGACATTCTAAACTCCTAAGTTGCCTACCGCTAGCTTCTTTAAAGATGTTAACGGTAAATTCAAATAGTTCGATGAGTGGTTCCGGGCCAGAAGCACGTCCTCCAAAAGTCTTGAGCCTGCTTCCTGCGGGTCGAATCTTAGACTAGTGAATTAATATACTGGCGCTCAATGCTAAAACCAACCCCAGTACCGCAGAGCAAGATATACATAATCTCGTCAAAAGCACGAATATCATCCACAGCCCTATAAGAACAATTATATCCTGCAACATTATCACGTTCAAGTGCCTTCCCCGCTGTCATCAAACATCTCATAGAGGGACAAGTTTCTAAGTTTAAAATTGACTGTCTAATAGATTTCACACCCCCCTCCTTTTTTTATTCACGATTCTAGATATAGCACTTTGGCTAAGGCTATATTTCTGCCCTAACTTCCATTGTGGAACCATAGTATACTTGTACTCCTCTATAATATTTTTTGTCTCTGCATCAGAAATTTTGTGTCTGTCTTTTTGGTTTTCAGCAACTGTTCCTATAAAACAATTACGTGTAGAGTAGGCTCCTGTATCTCCTTTCCTACACATTTGATATTGTTCCTTACACTTGCCCCTGGAAAACCATTTACCTGATAATAACCACAACTCTAGCCAATCTGCGTAAGACATTAACCAAGGAATCTTACGCTCCTTAGCATGGCTAACTTGGTCCATGTATGCTTTTTTTGGCCTCACCCAAGAATCTCCAGTAGTTCTTTTTTATCTTCGTCTTTCATATCAGAGTCTTCTATTCTCTGAGCAAAAAAAGTAATATATCTATCTACTGTTTCTTCCCAAGTCTCCCGTCGTTTCTCCTTCTCTAACCACCTAGCGTACCTAGATGTGTGGATGTATCGTTGATAGTCATCCATGTATTTTCAGCCTCGCGTTTATCATCTGTACAACTTGATTACGAAGTTGTTTGGGAGTACACCTCCCAATATAATCATTAGCCGCTATAGGCCCCTGTTGTTCCCTAACTATAAAATAGTTATCTACAATATTTAGGAACTTCCTCATCTTATATTTAGGGAAACCATATACGTTATGCAGTTGCATTTAGACCTCCTGTACTAGTATTCGGTTCCTCAGTTCTTGATCTACTTCAGTGAACCTACTACGGCTCCAAGTACCACAATTAGAACAGCGGAACCTGCGATACATCTGAGTCTTCGTTCTACTATAGCCTCTGGAGTGGAGGTTATGTGACCCGCAATTAGTACATACAGGCCGATCAAGGCTAGAATAGAGACCGTAATTGGGATGATTGGATATCCAGGGAAGAAGGCACTCATACAATTTCTCCAATAAAGTTACATCACCTTTGTTATACTTCTCCATCATTTTCCATGCTGCAGGATCATTATTCATACACTTGATCCATAGCTCATGTCCCACATGGGTTACCTTCTTTCCCAGCCCCAAGGCCTGGGCAACGTAGTCCAGCTTGTTACTTGGAAACTTAAACTTCTTCCTTGCTGTCCTCAGCAGATCTATCTGCTTGTAGGGGGATGGTGGGCCAAGCCCCAGCAGTAAGAACTCCTTGTTGATTGTTGGTATATCAAACTTAGTACCGTTGTAGTGGACTACAACATCAGCCTCTTCCAACAGAGCATGGAGTCCCTTCATCATTTTTTTGTTAGAAGAATAGTACAGGGAGTCAAACATAATCCCTTTAACCCCGTCCCATTTAGCAGCCCAGCAGAGGGTGTAGCTACTCTCCCGCAACTGGCCTATACTAACGTTCTGGTTCCACAGCCCCCATACGTGAGCAGTGTTGGGGCTGGTCTCTATATCAAGATGAAGAATCTTCATAAATATCGTATCCTATTTCACTTATCTCTTCCAGCACAATAGTACCATCAAGTACCAATTGATTAAGAATATCCATAGTCTGTTGTACTGTTACAACCCCCTCTTCACCACACTCACCGCAATGATGGATTGCAGAAAGGTCGTTAAAAGTATAATCTCCATTAACAGCACCACAACGGTAACAAACACGGGTTGTGAGTATCTCTTCATTATCCACTACTTCACCCCTTTAAGCTTTATCAGGACTGTCTCTGCTATGTCCTCCATATTCATACCAAGACTCTCAGCGCTCTTAGTTAGAAACAAAAGAATATCTCCTAAGTTATTGAAGGTTTCTTCATACCTAGGTATCCCTCCTTCTACATGTTCTGCCCTATTTGTTTCTGTTAGGGCTGCTACTTGTTTCTGAAAGTGTTTAAGATTCATTCTACTTCCTCTATAATCAGGTACGTTTCTTCGACGCTACCTTTCTCTTGGCTGTATGATACTTCTTTGACGAACTTGGGCGAATCATCTTGTAGTAATCCGGCATACACGAGTCCGTCAATTGCACTCTTCGCCGATACTCCGTCGCTGTCAACTTCTCGTTTCCTGACGGAATGAATATGGATACTAACAGGTGTATCAAATGGCGTAATTTCTTCCTCTGCCAAGGCCCCATCGCTAAGAGCCGATTCCAAGTTGGTAATGGGATTGGTAGTTTTACTATTAGCTTTCTTTTGTGTGGCAATCGTCATTCTCCCCATACTCTTCTACATCTTCAAACTCACTAAGTTCTACAATATCATCCTCGGTCCCTATCCTACGTAGGTAGTCATTACCACCATCTACAGCGATAGCCCTACACTGACAGAAACAGAAATCATGACGGTTGTATGAGGTTATAATATCCCCACACTTCTTACACTGTGCCCTATTCACTTTTATCTTTCTATACTTCATTTCTCTTGGTCCTCTCGTATTTCCTCATCTTCTGTTCCCACTGCTCGTGCTCGGCTTCTATATCCTTATCCCGCAGCATGTACACTAGCTTGATGGTTTCCATCATCATATCTTTCCCATCTTCCTCAGTACCACCCAGCTTCTTAGCATACTTGATCCATTCCTCCGCACACCTGTAGAATAGCTCCTTCTCACAAGTAGCACCTTTCAGGATTTTATTTGCCGTACCCTCTCCAACCCTAAAGATACCTGGGATACCATCCACGCTATCTCCAGTAAGTATCTGTGTGTAAAGGAAAAACTTGGCATCCTTCTTACTTATCGTAAACTTTTTCCACTTATCCCCAATATCGAAGTGGCGACCATGTACCTGTTTCAAGTCCTTATCCACAGTAGCAATGATAGAATGTTCAATGTCTTCCAGATGGGATATAACCATAACATCATCTGCTTCCATCCCGTGGACTGTAGTAGCTTCCCACTCCTCGATCATATACCGTTTTAATTGTTGATAGTAGTGAGGCTTTGGATTGTATTGACGCCCGTAGATCCCACACATCTCTTCTTTGCGGTTCCACTTATACGGCCTCATAGTTCCCACTTCCTCGCGGAAGTTACCTTCTCCTGTTAAGAATAGATTGCACCTACCAGTACCACATTCTTTGAGAATAGCCCCCATCACACCATCAAGTGCTTTCCTTGCTACAGAGAAATCTTTAATCTCAACATCTTTATCTATGTGAACTTGGTTAGCTTTGTTGTACCCATTATTCTTAACCTCTTCCCAGCTCTCACACCGCGCTATAAACTTATTAGTTTCGTTAGCAACGACAGTATACCAAGTATGCTGCGCTACAAAAGCGTACGCATGGAGAAGGTAGTCACCATCTATCTGTACTATGTTACTCATATACTTCTCCTAAAAAGGTGGGGCTGTTCACAGCACGGCTGTAGGCCTCGCCCCTCTCCGCCCATCCCTGGTGCCGCTGTTCCCTTAGTAATACTCGCGATTAACCATTACTGCAAAAAGTCAGGTGGAGAACTATCCGTTGCTTCTAGATATGCTTCCTCATCTGGTTGCTCAGACACACTCATAGCACTATCTAATTCCCCCTGCAGCCCTGCAAGGGCTGAGAAGGCCCGAGCAAGAACAGAAGTCTCCATCTCCACAACACCATACTCCTTGTTAATTACTTGATATAGCAGTAGATCTGGAGAATCTGAGTGATGGGTAGATTTACCTGTTACCAACTTATAGTTAGTTGTTTCTTTAATCATATTAGTCATCCCATCCTTCGTCATCTTTCTCTTCTTCTTCTTCTTTCTCAGTAGCTTCCAGCTCGGAAGCACCATTCACTTCTTCTTCAGTGAGTCCCGCACCATCTGCATCCAACTCGAAAGGACGAGTATTAATCCGCACATAGAACTCGTCAGCCAGTTTGTAAATGACTTCTTGTGTTGCATCCAACCCCTCCTTCTTCTTTAGCAGAGCAGCAGATACAGGAAATACACCAGCAGCCAACAGACTGCCAGACAGAGACAGGGCAGAATTAAGAGCACCAGCATAACCAATACGCTGTTGCAGATTAATATCCCTCCCCTCTTTATCTTCCCAATACTTAGCCCTAGCATCATAGTTTTCCTTACCACCTGCTGCCTTAGCTGCAGGACTCTTTTTAGTTGCTGATTTGTTCTTCTTGATCTTAAGAGAAGCTAGGTCTACCTGTTCGTAGCCCTTTGCATTTGCTACATAATCAAACTTAACTGTATCTCCTGCTTCCATAGTCTCTGGAGGACTATCAAATCCACAACTATACCATTGCTCATCATCCATCTTAAAGGAATATAGTGTACCACCTCGTGCTGTCTTCTTCCCGTTAGGGTTAAAGAATTCTACTACACCTGTCTTAACAGTCATATTTCTCTCTCCATTCGTCACTATCGCTCCAATGGGATTTGAATTCTACTTCTGCTTCCAATGGAACATACAACTCTACGTTGTACACCTGCTTACAATATTCTGTTGCTTTGTCTACCATACAATAGACACCTATTTCTTCAAAAAGTTCTCTCTCTTCTGGATGTACCTCCCCTATTGATGAATCGTGGACAGTATTTACTAGGAAACTCTCCATCTGTGCAATCTTCATTAGATGATACTGATACGTTACAGCTATCGGAACTATATCAGCCGTAGCAAAAGACTGCACAGGATAATTACATATACTAGTAGAATTAACAATATACCCAGACTGAGTAACACGAGTGTCCGGCCAATAAAATCTGAGGCCGGTAATAGTTTTGAGATACCCACCTCTTAGTACCTCTGCTTTCCATCGCTCCTGAGTCGCTGTAATTCCCTTATGCTTAATTCTAAAAGCTTTATAGTATTTTCGCTCTCGCGGAGTACCAGACTGTCCTCCGTACAGAGGCTTGAAAGTATGTTCTTTAGAGTTCGTTCGTATTTTCTTTCGCTTTGGTGATGTAGGATCATCTTTAACTGACTTCCATTCATTCTGGAATATGATTGAAGCCGTGAATGCATGGGCGTCAACTCCTCCAAGAATGTCGTGTAGGCCCGTATCATCCCGTCCAAGGTGGACAGCAATTCTGTACTCAAGCTGACCTTCGTCGATTTCTCCAATGGACCAACCCTCATGTCTAGGACTAAACAACGGTTTGAACTCTCTGGCTATATTCTGTCCTTGTATTTTATATTCAAGTCCTGTAGAAGATAGTCGATGGGTGTCCGTTATCGTCTGGTTGAACTGAACAAAGAGAAGGGAGTCAAGCCTGTTAGTTACACACTGCAGAGCCTTCTCTAACGTTTTGGTTATAGCATCTGTTAGCTTGGTAAGTTCTCCTTTAATCCGCACAAAATCTTTTTGCTGTTTAGTCGTAGCTTTAAGCTTAGCCATTGTCTTCGATGAGGTACTGTACTCTCCTTTGGGAGTACGTATAACTTCCCCTCTATAATCCTGTGGCGGCTCAAATTTAAAGTCTTCATACAACACCTTCCTCATTTGAGGGCCGGACTTCACATTAGCCCCATCAGTTAGCTGGTCGAACTCTACCAGCAGTTCCTGTTGCCTACTACGGTAGTGCTTGTTGACAGCTACAACTCTCTCATCATCTAAGTGGAGTCCCTTCCTCTCTATCCCTATAAGGGGGGAAGTAAAGATGTTGCGAGTAAACATAACTGGTAATAGCCCATTCTTCTTTGCCAATTTACGTTGTGATAGGAACAACTTCTCAGTCTTCATTGTGTCAGTTACACAATAACGTTCCAACCACCCCATAGGAATAATAGAAGGACAGACCCCAGCCTTAATCAGTTTACTAACAACAGTCTCTTTACCACCAAGCCCTCTACGCTGTAGGCAGGCTTCTAGGGATAGCGTCCAGCTCCTGTTCCCTGATATACAGTACTCCCCTATCTGTGTACAGAATGGGAGGACGTTATCTATATCTAGCCCACACCTCTTTAGCCATCCGAGCTCGAACTTGGTATTGTGAGCGACGATAAAATCTGCTTCCTCAATTGCATCAACCAATTCTGAAAGCTCGTACTCGCCGCCCCATTTGACATAACAGTTATCCCCCCCTCTTTCGTAACGGTTATGCTCCCTTCCGAGACTCCAGACTGCGAGGACAATCGAATTGTCAGGGTTAGCGGGCGTTCCTTTACTGATGTTAGTTGTTTCCAAGTCCAGGACAACATAGTTATCTCCTAAATATATCTCAGGATTCGGGGTAGATAGGAACGGAGGAAGTTTCTTTAAGTATTTTTCTAAGTGCATATATTACTTCCTCTCTTTTAATTACTGGTGGTGATGATTTCAACTTCTCAATGTACTTCAGAGTCTGGATTATCAGTTCCTGGGACATAGTATGTTTCCTCTCGGTTTAGTTCATAGAAATCTTCTGCATCTTTTCTTGTGTTAAAGTGGAACTCAGCAACCATAGGAATTTCATCATTGGCATCGAACTCCACCGTCCATGCATCCCGGATATGCTCTCCAACCATCCTAAAGTGCATCCTAGGCTTATACCATTTACTCATTATCCTCTCCTAGGTTATCCCATTCTACCTTTGCTCTATTATAGGCTTCCTCTGCCTGGGCCAGCCTCTCTTCTGCGGCTATCATATCTAGAAACTCCTGAAACATACCAGGATGTGTCTTTTTCATTTTTCTAAGTGACTTCTTTGCTAAATCAATCTGTTTGCGCAGGCTGCTCATTACTCCCCTCCTTTACATAAGGTACTCGTGGTGGCTGTATCCATACTTTATTCCCCTCGTGCTCAACCTGTTGCGGCATTGGATGGGAATATACTGGACGCCCCCTTAGATAGAGCTTAACTAGCTTGTTCCATGCGGCCCTGCGTGTTTTATAATTCTCAAAGTCCTCATCAGGATACCTTTTTGGGTTGTTCAGTGAGTGATGCTTCTTCGACGGCTCGCTCAATTCGATACTCCTTAAGTAGTTTATTGTTAGTTTTAGCCAGTTTATTCTTTTCTTCTTCTGTTAGTTCTATTCCCCAAGAAAAACATACTTTCCCTTTGTTATTCTTCCAGTAATACTTCATTCTTGTAGGCATCTTTCCGCTCCCTTTCGCGCTGCGATAGCTTCTTCTTTAGTATTAAAAGAGCCCAGCCTTTTGCGACAACCTTTTCTACAAATATTTGAGACCCACTTATTTTCTTTTTTATTCCATGACACTCCAATATACCCTGATTTATTATCTTTATGCATAGACATATTCGCTTGATTCTCATACCTAGAACATTCACGAATATTGCCCCACCTATTATCATCCCGTATTCTGTTAATATGATCTATGAATTCAGGCCACCTCCCAGTTACATAAAAGTATGCCAATCTATGAGCATAATAATTGATACCATCTACCATTATAATTCTATACCCAAGTGTTTTGTGTACGTATCCAGCTTCTTTATTTAGAGAAGCTTTAGGTCTAGATGTAGCTCTCCAGAAAAAAGCTCCACTGTAAGGATTATACTGTAATATATCTCTTAGGTACTGTTGATCTAGACAAGGTTTACTCATCGGCCTAATCCTGGTTGATTCTTTAGTATATCCATAGCTGGATCATCTATCTCCAAATGCTTATCGTCGTAGGGGTGCATCCATCTGCAAGCATCCGGTGAGGAAGAAATTACGCCACGCGCCTTATTACTAGGCGCAATGTACCACCAAATACCCTCAGAGAACTGAGTAGGGCTTTTCCTAATAATCTCCCACTCGGCCCCCCATTGCTTAAGTAGCTGTTTACCCCTAGCTGATTTGGCTTTCAATTTCACGATGGGCGATCTCCTGCCTGATTGTTTCTAGTGGAGTTGGCTGGTAGTAGCCAACATAGTCAACATTAACATTTATGTAGTTGCTCTCTGGTGGTTGCTTTTCCTTATGATGAATATGCCCATGAACATTGTAGTTCCACCCCCTATACCCCAGCTCGTTTGGATGGATTGGGATATGCGTCATAATAAACCCGTACCTCTTTTCAAAAGCCTTAACCCTCTCAAAGTACTTAAGATATACCTTAGTATCCATAGTATCATGGTTCCCCATGATTAGTATCTTTCTACCAGCAGCCTTGTGTAGGAGCTGTAGGGCTTGTGGCTTCATTGCAACATCACCTAGAACCCACACCAAATCATCCTTTTTACGAACAACAGTATTCCATGCCTGGATAAGAGTTTCGTCATGATCCTCTATAGTATCAAAATGGCGTTGCCCAAATTTTATGATCCCTTCATGCCCTAGGTGCATATCCCCAATAAAGAACACATTACCGCTCATTCCTCCAACCTCCCCCGGACGCAATATGGAAAACACTCCCGATAGATAGTATCTATGTAATCTTTATAGCTATGAAATACATCCTCAATATTGTCTCTGTGTAGCTTTGCCTTTTGTTGGGAGTCAGGTACTCCTGCCCTAGCTAGGGCCTCTTCTACTATTAGCAATATCTCATCTATTGCCCTTGCTTGACAAAATACATTATCCATCGTCCCCATCCCCAAATAGTATGTCGTCAAATACGAAATAAACTAATCCAATTATCATTGCTATAGCCATTATACCTACTCCACCTTTGTTCTTAGTATGTTTACTTTGACTTGTATTGGCTCTTTGTTACCACTTACCTTGTTCTTAACTAGAGATAACCATCTGAAACCAGCAGCTTCTGTGTCATTATCGGCTCCTAGCCCAATCATTAGATCAGCCGTGCCCGGTATGCCCACATTACTGTTGTCTATATCTCCCCTAGCTAAGAAGTTCTTACCTGTAGCAGAGTCTGCTGCCTGTGTTAATGAGATAGTTACCATGTTGTACTGCTTGCCCATACGCCTCATGAATTGCGCTGCAGCTTCTAGAGTACGAACAAAGTTCTTCTCTCCCATTTCCAGATTCCTGATCTGATCTACAATCAGTACGTCAGGCTTATACTCATCCACACAAGCCTCTATCTCTTGAGGGGTTCCTGGTGCGAGCTCCACGAAGTAGAAGTTATCCCAGTTCCTGCTCTTGAGGAAGTTCTTAACCTTTTCTGGGTACTTATTCATATCGTGGATACTCACATCCCCCACCCGGGCAGCTAATCGTATGAGCATATCCTCTGCTGGATCTTCATTACCACAGTATACAACCTTCAAGTCCTGCCGTAGAAATCCATGGACCATATTTAGGGTTAACAAGGACTTACCCATTTCTGTTGGTGCAAATATTACTATGTGGTGTTTACGCAGCACCCCACCACGTAGGGCTTCATTCAGTTTCTTAGGTAATAGCTTGATTCTATTGGCAGAATCAGTAACTCTGAGTAGGTCTTCGATATCTACGTTGTTATAGACCTCTACCTTATTGTTGAGCTCTCCATCTGCCTTACGAATAGTCCTGTATTGCTCCAGTAACTGCTCGATCTGCTCTGTTGATCCACTAGCAAATGCTGCTGAGAGCTTGTCCTTTACGTTGTATTCCTTCATAGCTAGAGCATCCTCTAGGATATTAGGAACACTGACCTTCTCCAGCCCCTCAATTATTGTGGTGAATAGTTCTTTGTGTTTAGGGTATTTCTCAGATAATCTACTGATTAATATGGTTTTATCTGCACTATGCGTATCAGGATCAATGATGTAATAATGTTCTAGTTCATTCCAAATGAGTTTGCCTTGCTCGGATAAGTCCCCCTCGCTGCCATAGGTTGTTAGTTTGTTGTAGGCTCCTCTATCAGCTAGAGCTGCCCCCAGAACTTTCCGTTCCATTTCCACTTATAAATACTCCTTCGTTTACTAGGTTAGTGAAGTCTTCATAGGCTTCTAGGGCATTCTTCATAGCATCCTCACGCCTATCACCATAAGTAATTAGGCTACCAGCCTCCCTGATACGAGAAGCTAGTTCCTTGAAAGCCTGCTGCCCAGCGTATGTGGTATGGATATTAGCTGTTTCTTCAACGGTTTTTGCTATGTCTTGTAGCTCTTCTTTTACTCGTTGCATCTCAACACCCCGTCAGGTCATCTTCTGGTCCACACTCCGTATAAACAACTGGTTCTGAGCAATCAGCCATAACCTTCAACGTTATACCTGACAGTACTACAATAATAAATACTACAACTGCAACTTCTTTAACTTTCTTCAACATTTAGCGATTCCTCTGATAAACTCTGTGAATGGGATGGTTCTATCTCTTTGCCACAAGTAGGGCATTCCTCATTGTGTATATCCTCACTGCAGTCATACCACCAATCCTTACAAGCAGGGCAGTCATACCTATTCAGGCATAGCACTTAATATCACCTCTCTTATCTCTTTATCTGTCATTGCTTTAGGATCATTGGACAACCGTACAACAGAAAAGTTCTCGAATAGAAGACCATATTTCTGTTTCATATTGTAACCTATTGATCTACTATGGTTCCACGTATCAGCATCTAGCGCGACAATTACTTTTGTTGATAGTAGTGCCAGCCTCTGTGCCACCTCGGGACTCATTGATGTCCCTAGAAGGGCCACACAGCGGGCCTGACGAGCCACCTTAGCTGCGCTAATCTGATCCTCGACAACCACTATGGGTCCAGCGTCCACCTCGGAGGGGGCCACATGGAGCCTGTAGAGGGGGGACCAGAAGTACGTAAGGGACTTCGGCTTACTGCCATCCAGTGCTTTCGATACAGCTCCAGCGTCCCATCCTTGTTCGGTGATAATAGGCATGTAGAGGCGGTTACGGGTGTAGTCGTATTTCCATCGAGCCATATCCACATCCTGTCTACCCAGCTCATATTCTTCATATAGAAATCTCCTAACGCCTATTGGTAGGCCACTTAATGGCCGTGTGAAATGGCGTTGTCGTTCACGCTTAGCAGCGACGGCTGTCCCAGCAATAGCCGGAATAAATCCTGCTGCGTGACATGTGGCACGGAAACAATGGTAAAGGATACCGTGGCACTCACGGGTGATGCTGAAGCTTTTTTCATGGGAAGTACCTCCATCACAAAAGGGGCAGGTGGTGGTCATGGACTTATCCACTGCCAATGATAAACAATCTGTTTTTATTGTATTTTCTATATGTGTTTTCATAGTTGTATAAGTTACACAATGAATATGCCTTGCTAATGATTGCTAAGAGTTAGCAGCAAGGCTATTCTCAAGTGCTTTATTATTATAGTTATTGTTTGAGAATAGTAGCCCCATCCGTGGGGCTTTAAAGATATAGATCCCAATTAAAAAATATATACTTAACGTATTACTTTAATTATTAATAACTTACATATACATAACAACAAAGTATTTATTAGACACCAAGAATAGCTAAAAGTTCCCTTGGTTAGTCTTCATAATACTCTCCAGCCCGCACTTAGGCAGTTGCTGGGCACATTCATTGATATAATAGTACCTTTAGTGAAGTACACCCTCACCGCATTGCTGTGCATCGTAGATGGTAACAGCGCCAGTACTTGTTCACCGTGATGTTTGTGCAGTGGTTGTAGTGTGGATGGTTGGTTGATCCACATGCGCTTGCAGTACATTCTTAAATTCATGTTAGTCACTCGTTGGGGATTGCTTACCAACATCCTTATACAACCAATCCTCGTAACCAGCTCCATCACTATCATGGACTAGTCTCCCTGTTCTTTCTTTTGGCCCCTTTCCTACATCCACACCATCCTTGTGCCCAACGTTGTACCCATCCCTGTACCCGTCTTCATAATCTGTTGATTTATCCATCAAATCTCTCCTTCACAGAACTTCAACACACTAGGCTTAATAACCTCACAACATGAGGGGTTAGTCTCACCACCACGTACCCATTTAACTGCTGTAAAGAATGCTACTGGCCCATGACCATGATGGAGAGTAGAAGTGTTGGTATTAACATATTCTTTCCAGTCAATATTAAACAACGAATCACGATTACTCACCAAGAAGGAAATCCCCATAACCCCTTCAGTTTGGGTGATCTGTTGCCAGTACTCTGCCTCCCTCTCATACTTAATAATATCTGTATTGGCGATAGCAAGAATCAAATTCTCCAAGCTATCTACTTCTTTGCCAGTGTCAAACGTTAGAGACTTGATTATCAGGCTGTACAGATTAAGGATAGTAACACTCTTTCTCCACCCAATATCTGATTCCAGTACCATTACCTCAGGATCATCTGTCTTGAGGAGTTCAGTACGCTCCATCCCACAACGCTCTTCAAAATCCTGAAGCAATGCAATCTGTTTCTCTAGAGTATCCTCCCCTCCTTTAACGGCAACATATAGATAATCTCCATTAAGGATAGGCTTACTCTTATAATGGGCCTTCCAGTCACAGCTATAGATGCTAAGGGGTCGGTCAATCTGTTCTGAGAACAGTGCCTCAGCTACAAAGTCCCTGCATTTAAAGAAATCATGGAGGGCAATGGCCTCGTTACCCCCAGGCTGTTCACATATAGCCATACGAAACGGCAACGATTGACTTTCTTCACAGTAAGAACTTGCAGGTGCTGGTACAAAATTAATTTGATTCATTTGTGTATCCTTGTTGTGTAAGTTATACAATTAGTTTATAAGTAATTCACTGCCAGGAATATCAAACAGTTTGTTTTTCCAGAAGATTTCTAAATCTTCTGTATAACTATTTATAGCCTCTATGTATGACTCCATTGTTGGTGTAGCGTCCAGCCCAGGTGCTGTATTTATCTCACATATTTTAATAGAATGAAGCTCCTTATCCTCATCGAAAATTGTCATTACATCTACTGCCCCAAAATCTAATCCCACAGCCTCTACTGCTTTAATACATAAATTTTTAATCGTTGTTCTTTCATGAGCATTACCATACAAATTGTTATAGGCGAATACCCACCCTCTACTATGGCTTCTAATATAAGGATCTGCTTTATCTAGACCATTCTTTTGCAGCTTAGATTTACCCATCCTCTTTTTCTGTACCATACCGATAGCCTTACCAAACGCTACGTGTACTCTATATTCGTGTGTCTTCTCATAATACAAACTAAAGTAATATCCTTCTTTTCCTTTGTACTCCTGAAGTTCCTGCTGGTCTTTGATTATAGATATTCCCTTTCCACCAAAGCCAGTAAGTGTAGAACGAGCAACAATAAAGGTTCCATTATTTGACAGAATGTGCTCCTTCCAAGGAGTTACTTCTGTGCTATACTTAACTACATCTATACCCATACCAAGAAGGGGATCAGCTAGTTTTTCCTTGTTCACACAAATATCCACCTTTGATGGTTTATTAATAAATACCCCATCTTTCTCAAATACGGAATCATACCATATCGGAACTGCTGTCCTTCCATAGTTTATAATTAGCGGTCGTTCCTTGATTTTCTTCTTAGGAAAACTACCAGCAACCAATAGCTGTGCATCAAGTTTATCTGCTAGAGCTTTGGCGTTAACTGACTTTTTCTTATCAACACATAATACGTATTTACTAATATTACTCATCTTAACAACCTCCACCCCAACAGTTAGTACACACAGGCAACTCACCTACCCAATCAACCCATTCTCCCTTGTCCCTCACATCTATAGGCTCTTTACACGCTGAGCATCCCCCTTTACACAGCTTATCTAACTCTTGGAGAGTTACCCAAGAATCATTTGGCCCTTTGTACATAAATGTAGCGCTGTCCTGCTCCAGTTCTTCAACAGTTACATACACAGATCCGTCTGATTGTGATGCTCCTACAACAGTGCCATAAAATACAGCACTTAGATCTGAATACTCCTCACGATAGGGCACACTATAACATAGTGTTTGTACGTAAGTATTATTTTCAAGCTCGTATAATCCTTCTACCTTACCAAACTCCCCAATTTTGGGGGTATGTGGCCCACTATAGGGATGGAATGAAACATCAGTTATTTCAATAAGTTCCCCTAAAACTAGCCCAATTTTATCTAGCTTCTTCCTATATAATTCCCTTCGCTTAGCGGACAATTTGTTGATAGTAGTAGTCGGATCTACTGAGCCATTAGATGAATCAGTAGCCTTGGTAAAATTTCCATTATTCCTTCCACCTCCATATGAAGATGTATAAGTAGGAGTAACGTATGGTGTAAATGCTTTGGATGTAAACTTACTTAGATCCTTCTTCTTTGGATCATCCACCGCAAAAGTAATTATATGTCCAGGGTTAAGAGACCACACCCCATCCTTAGATAAAGTAATATCATACTTATACGTCAGCTCGCGTATCATCCATGCCTCACTAGCCACAAAAGCAAACTCACCTTTAGGAGTAAAGGCAAAAGCTAATGGACGATCTTCATTGCGTGCTATGTTGTACGTCTTTTCCTTAGCATCATACCACTGTAAGGCGTAGGCTCCTTTCAGAGTTTCTATTACTTCCCCTGCTCCTTTCTCCGCAAAAGCATGGCAGATAGCCTCACTATCCACATCAAAGGATAGATCAAGTCCAGACGTAGCAGTTAACGTCCCATTATGGCACAGAGTTATGTGCTTATGGGCAAATGGATGGGATGATTTAGTACTCACACCACCCTTAGTAGCTGCACGATTATGCCCCATTAATACAGCATACTTATCAACATTTGTTAAGATACTACCGACCCTTCGATTCTCCAAGAAGGTTGGTCCAGGCACTGCCTGCTTTAAGTAATCAGGAGCCCCCAGATCATCCCAAGGTACGAATGCTAGACCAGTACCATCAGCACCCCTAATTGTATCAGCTATAATAGCTGCCCTGAGCCAATCACTTCGTTTCTTCCAATCGGTGGTTGTTTTATTCGTAGATATTAAAGCTACATTTCCGCACATAGTTGTCTCCTTTGTGTAAGTTATACAGGTGAGGCAGTGATTGTCTTGTTGCCGTATACAGCACCAACTACTGCTGATGCCCCCTTTACCAAATCCTGCTGATGGATATGAGAATCAAGTAAAGATGTTATCTTACATAGTGCTGCTTCTGGATTTTGTATGATATATTCAGCTATTTGTTCCAAAGATAATCCTTCTATGTGTAGTACGGCAGCGTAGTTACGAATATCTAACAGGATGTTTATCCATTCCATTAATGCTTCCGTATTGGTGGTAGTTTCGAGTGAGCGATATTCAAATGTTCCCTGTGCTCCCTTATCTTTACCTATATTCACAGCACAATACTTAGGCCACGAACTAATTAATGTTTCGTATCCATTCATTAGCGATTGCTCGCTCCCTGGTAAAGATGCACAAGTATTCACACAATGAAAAAATGAAGCTACTGTTTCTAATATATCAGAAGAGCCTGTAGCTGGAACGCAGTATATACTATTCTTTCTATCAGCTCCACAATAGCTTAGCAGAGTTGGTTCCATGAACAGATACAATAGCAGGTGAATAGCGTACTCCTCTATATTCATATCCATTGTATTTATATGGACATGAGTGCCACACCGTGGACTGTACAGTGATGTTTTTCCTGCTGATTCAAAGATATGTCCAACAGAATACAGAGCTAAGCGCAGCGCATCCCCTTTGTATGGTGCTTTAAACAAGAATTCTTTTGCTGAATCTCCCCTAAGAGAATGATCCTGTACCACATCCCATTGTTTAAAGAATACTGCTAACTCCATCGGCATACTACTGCCTGTGGGATACATGCTGACTAACTCTGCTAAACTCCCCAAAGAGCTAGCTTCTACCACCGATCCCAGACTGGGCGGAACCATTTCCAACTCTATCTCAACACCAACATAGGTATCTTCGTTGTGTAAGTTACTCATTGCAGCCACAGATGATGGTGATACCTTTGGCTGTTCCCATGAAACACCAGGAGGACTCCCATGGAATTTAGCTATAGTGGACATTACAAGTTCTCCTTCATTGGTATGTTATGGTTCTTCAATAGGTTACTAATAGCAGGTGAGTTAATAAATGGAATCACATACCCTTTATTCTTAACTGTACCTCTAATATATTCTCCAATAGTATAGGAGCTGTAGACTACAAGTATTTTTTTGTTTG